TCGGCTATTTGCTGAATGGGCCAAAGATCAGTCTATAATGACCAATCCTAACCAAGTGGCTAATAAGTATGCGTTTGATTCTGCTATCTGGTATTTTCAGGAAAGAAATATTTTTAAATTGTGTACATCTTTAAGTATTGGGGAAATAACCCATGTTACTAGGATAGTAAATGGAGGGGTAAATGGATTAGAAGATCGAATTAACAAAACACTTAAATATCAATCTTTCTTATGAAAAAGCTAATTAACAAAATTAAGACTACCCTATCAAGGGTATTTGGTGACATACTCGGATTTCTGGTAACCCGAGGTCAGGTGGCAGTAAACGCAACTAACATTATAAAGAAGCTAGTTGAAAATCCTGCTTTGTCATTTGTTGTGGAATTAACTCCGACAAAAAAAGACGATGCTTTATTGGCTAAGGCTAAAGAACTTATTCCTGGAATTTCTATTAAGGTAGCTTTAGCGATGGCAATTATCAAAGAGGCCGAAGCAAATGAAGATCGAACTATTGCGATGGGAATCATTTTAGATCGGGTAAGTAATCATTTACCCAACGAGGGCAAGGCTATATTTTACCGTGAGATTTCAGGTGCTTTGGCTGAATATCTAAGCGATGGAGAATTGACTACTGCTGAAGCCGTGGCTATTGCTCAATTGGTATTTAAAAACAGACTTTGAAAATTCCATCATTTCCCTTCTCTGGATCGTTTTTTAGGCGGTCTAAGCGTGTCAAGCATCAAATAGTACTCAAGATGTCGCTAAAGGATTTTATAGCCTTATTCAAAAAAAAAGCCTCTAAATAAGAGGCTTTTTTATTAAAACAACTTTTCATCAAACTCTATTTCCTGAATCTTTAGCGGACCCGACTCAAAGGGTAAATTCCCCTTTATAAATTCGTGATCCACTCCGATTGATTTACACAACCTTTTTAAGCTATTGAAGGCTTTAATTTTGTTTCCGGTGATTAGGATGTAGATCATTGATAAATGATCCTTGCGGCCTCTCTTAACTTATTCAACCGCACCGATATGACTGTAATTCCGTCCACTGGTAATTTAGCCTCTTCTAAGCTCTCAACTTGCCTAAATGCAAGCGGGCCTATTTCAGGAATCTGGATCAGCTTAATCAGTGGGTTTTTAGGATCGTTGCCTTTAGCTTGGTCTGATAGCCTGTCATAACCCATCGATACAAATTGATGCTGCCTGTCATGAATTTGTAATTCTACAGCTCCGTCACCTTCTTCTCCTTCATAAATGAAATAGAATACAGGGCTAGCGGTCTTAACTGTTTCGCCTAGCTTTTTACTTTGAGCATTTGCATCATTAGTCATCAAGCTAAGAGTCCAAATTAGGAATGCAAAAGACAATAGATAGATTAGCTTTCTCATTTTATTATTGATTTTCTAACTCTGTTTTCTTTTCTAACTAATCGGGCTGACTGGTTATTATTGCCTCGAATAGATTTAGACTGCTTTACGGCTGATTTGACAGCGTTTACCCTAATTTTAGGCTGTGACTTCCTCCAAGATTCAAAAGACCTTTCTTTTTGAAGTTTGTTGTGATACCTCAAATGAGGCGTTTGTGCGTTTGCATCTGGCCCGAACAATATGACCAATAGCAAGATTCCGATAATCACTAAGACTATTCTAAAGAATCTCTTTTCAATTTTTCCCATTTCCCTTGGTTTCATTTTTGATATAGTTTTTAATTAATGTTAGTTTATTTTGATATCTTTTCGTTTTCAATACCTTTTCCAGTTGAGGAGTGGTATCACCTGTAAGCATATAGTTAAGAAAGTCGTTCGCTACTCCGACATAATCTTCCAATATTTGGCAACATTTTAGCCCCGGTTTTTCGCAAGCAAAGTGAACTTTGACCGCTTTTGTAATTAGTTTTTGATTCATTTATCTGTTAGTTTAAGTTCTTCTCTGTACTGGTCTAAATCCGTATTGACGGCCTGCAAGCCTAAAGGCTAGTCTGCATCTACAATTTACGGCCATTCCGATTACAGCACCTTGTGTCAAATCCCCGGGATATGCCATCAAATATCCTCCTACCACAAAATTCTCTTTAATCCCAATCCAGTTGGTATTATCCATAACAAAATGTGCATCCCTTGTCCTATCATCTCTAATCGGGTTCCAACTCTTCTCCCAATTCAGCTTACTGCTTTCCAAAGCCAAAATCTGAGCCTTAGACATTGCATTAGTCGCCTCAGTTCTGCCAATCGTATTAGCCCTTAATTCTCTAGCCCTTGCATCAGCTCTGATCATCCTAGCAAGTTCCTTATTGGTCAATCCATCGTTTCGGCCTCGCTCGATAAACTCCGTTACCCGTTTGATAGTCGTTGCCATTACTTCCGTAACACGTTGGATAATGTAGGTATTGAGAAATCCTGTCATTAAGCGATTCCAAAACGGCTTCATTTCCGACATTTTATCCGGTGCAAAGATCGAGGCTACTTCATCGAATACGTCCTTAGTCTTGATTTCTTCGCCTGTTAATGGCGCTACCAACTCATTCCAGATTAGAACACCTTCGCTTGCCATGATTCTAAGGTATAGCCTAGTGTAGACCTTTTGCATCGGTTCTGAGTCGATTTGATCTAGTGGCAATCCATCCTCAAGGTTTCTAGCTATCTGGTAGTAGTTAGCCTTTAGAACCCGTTGAAATGCAGCAGAAAACTTTCGCTCGTATTGGCTGTGGCGTTGCAAGTGGAGTTGGTCTTGGTAGGTCATTGATCTAATTCGCTTATACCTTTTTTACTAATCCAAATCTTCATACAAGTTTTACAAGACCCGTTTATGGTAATTTCTTGAGGTTCAATTTCAGATATTTTTACACGTTCTGTCGGTTCATTACCCTCTGTTGCTGTAATCTTACCGCAAAGACTTATATTTCCTTCTACCTTTTCTAAATCAGTGTATGGATGAGGAAATTCCTTTGATACAAAGCAATGAGATTTTAGTAAAGAACTTTCATCAGCACTAACAAATCTATGCCATACGAATTTAAAATTATGACTCATCTCTCCAATCGTTCAACTATCTCAAATCCTGCCAAAATAACCAATAAGCTAAGTCCAAATCCAATCGGATAAGACCACCAATCATTGAAGTAAATCGCTAACTGCAATAGTCCCGCGATAAGCCCTGAGCCTATGAGAAATAAGCATAGGATTGTGAGTATTTTTTCTAGTAATTCGTTCATGGATTAAACCTAAACAATTACAATATCCAAAGCAAGAAAAATCTTACTTATTTTCGAGTAGCTTCTTAATATTCTGAAAAGTCTTTTCAAATTCGGTTCGGGCATTCTTAAAGAAAAAGTCTCGCATTGGTAAATTTACCTCTTTTATCCCTGCGCCTTTGAATTGACTAGCGTATTGAACCAAACCAAATTCCTGTAAAAATGATTGGTTAACGAATGACCCCGTTCCGAAAACTACATACGGGGCGTAATTAACCCCGTTAATGCCTCCAACCTTAACTGACCATGACAATCTGTTAGGATTGCCAACGGCTCTAATACTAGACTTTAATGCACCCGTATCAACCGGAACGTCTTGCTTTGCCTTAGCCTCTGTCCGATCAGCCCAATCCTTCACCTCCTCCGCTACTAACTTCTGAACATCCTCAGAATATTTGTCCAAGCCTGAAAGCACTAGGTTAATGCCAGATACTTTAACTTTGATTGACATTTCTATCGGTCGTTTCTATTTCGGAGAAGCACATCACTTCTATCCATTTTCTGTAAGGATCAACCTTGAATGAAAGGTTAGTGAATCGGTAAGTACGCCACTCGATTATGTCACCGTTTAGAATAGCTATCTCTGGATTATACCTCAGCTTAACCTTTAGCAACTGGGTAATATTCTGCTGTTGTGCGATAATATCCGTACTTGATCTAACCTCGGTAACTTGAGCTGCTTTAGGTTGGTAATAAATCGTTTCCACATTGATATTATCACCCGTCAATGGATCTTGACTTTGGCTAACCCTTATGAATGATATTTTTTCTCTTGGGTGGGTCACGGAAATACCACCCTCCTATATGGGTTCAGAATCATTTTTACAATATTTTCTAGCTGCGAACCTTGAGAAGTCATTATATTAGCGTCCCTGTTCTCGTAATAGCTAAACGCCTGCTTATAAATCGCTTGCTTAATCGAATCATTGACCAAACTTGCATTAGTCACATATTCGACCGTAACATTTTCACCGCCTTCAATAAGAATATCCCCGAATAAGGTAAACCCGCTTGTTAGAACCGATTGAACTGGTCCCCAAGGTAAACGGTAATTCTTGGGTAATCTCTGGGCAAGTAGGGTAATGGTTCTTATCCCAAGGCTTTTTTGAAGGTAATTCTCTACGTCAATCCTTGCCGCTTTTAAGTACAAAGCCAATAGATTGTCATCCGTGTCCGCATCAATATAGGCGTGATCCTTGAACTCTTCAACCGTTACTGGCTCAACGTACTCCGATTCATCCGTAAACGAATACTGAAGTCCTTTGATAGCTGGATAGGTGTCATACCTTGGCAAGCCCCAATCACAAAGCTGATCTATGTTTTTGTCAAAATCCATGTCTTAAAGGTACTTAAAAAGGACAATCATTCAAACTACTGATTAAAACCTCTGGATTTGGGTTAAGATAAATTTTGTCCGCTAATTGATTTTCGCTCCAAAATTTACCGTGAATTAGCCATCTGTTATGAGGCTGTTTTTTGACCTTCAATAATCCGTAGTGATTTCGCCCTGACTTATGTGGAAATCGATATAACTCTTTATCAGATCCAAAGCAATAATCTGGAAATCCATTGATTAACCACTTTGAAATTATATCAAAATTATCTTGCTTCATTTGCTTTAAATGCACTTTTGATAGAAGGAATGGCGTTTATAAATGAGTTGTATGCAATGCTATGAAACACGACACTGCCGACACTGCCGCTCATATTTTTCGTGTTCATAAACTATTGGCGAATAATGCCCGCCATCTGTTTCCTCAATATCTTTACCACAAGAGCGGCAACATATCATAATGCCATTACTACCGTTGTAAGGGAAAGCACTGCACACAACAGCACCTATATTCAATTGCGGTTTTTCTGCTTGATTCAAGTTTTCGTTTTCTATTTTCATTTTATCTTAATTTAAAGTTTTCGTTTTCAAAGCCCGCAACTAAATATAGCTGCATCACGTTAGGCGTAATGCCTGAACAACTCCACCACATCGGACAAAGTAAGCCCAGAAATTAAACCATCATTGTTAAATTTTAATATCATCCCTTTTTTAGCTAATTGCTCTTTTGCGTATTGAATCCTTAATTCGTGGTTTAATTTCCTCCACCATAAATCGGCACTACGCCTAACAGCAGTTTGGCAAGATGCGGGGTTTTCGTTTTCTATTGACATATTCGTGTTTATTTAAAATTTTGTACTTGTATTGTGGCTCAGTGGGTTAAAGTCCCGCACCTCGCCAAGCTGCGGAACCGTTAGGCAACATAAATAGACCCTTCGACAATTTGTAGATTATCACTTGGTTTTCTATCTCTACCATACATTAAATATACTGGTTCATCTGATTCGCCATACATATTATAATCAACATCAGCTCCAATAACATGAGTTTCGTCTTTGCAATGCGGACAACGAATAATATGTTCAATGGGGTCTTCATTGCAAATTAATTTACTATTTTCTTCTGAGTGGCCATATAAACCATCACATTTTGAACATTTATACATAATAATTTTACGTTGCCTAACACACGGTAGCAGTAATACGGGTGTTAGTGGTTATCGAAATATACTGCATTCTATTTACTTCATCTTATTTTGATAGTTTTGTGCGGTTAAATCCCGTACTACTGCTACCGTCAACCGTTAGCGGTCAGCTTTGAACGATCTTAGATTTTTTAGGGCAGTCCTTAGTACAATTCATCCTATCTGTTTCAAAGAAGCAAAAACAAGCCGAGCCGCTAACACCAGACATAATCAATGCTTGGCTCTCTGCTTCGATTTTAGCTTTTACCTCGTCAATGTATTCGTCCAGATCAAGCCTTCCTGCTTTGATGTTGTTCAGTTTCCTGAGCAATTTTCTGTACCACTCGGTTTTATTTTCCATATCTATGTTTTCGTTTAATAATTCGCACTGCGTATGTCTGCGGGCCGTTATGCAACATTTAAAGTATAGTGTTTCCCATATTTTGAACGGGCATATTCGTGAGCATCTAAGTAAGTGCCTGTAAATTCATTAGAATGATTCCAGCCATTTTTTTGTTTGTTCCAAGTGATGTAGTCATCAGCATAAATTAAAAAACGTTGCATAACAATGTGTATAAGTAATGTGGCTAAATAAATTTATTCTTAAATCGAATGTATGTGCAAAGCCACACTACTCATACACTCGACCGTTATGCGTCAGCTTACTTGCGACCCCTATCATAATTGTAGGGAACTTGGTCACAGCATCCATCGCAAAAGTGTTTCCCTTTGGTTTCCCAATAAATTCCTTCGCTATTTGAATCATAAAGTTCGCCACACGAATTACACCTTTCAATGGTATCAGGAAAAACAGATAGATGTTCCTGTAAATACCATATAATTGACATTGCTTTTTTCTCTGTCATTTTTGGAGCGTGACCTTTAGCCATTGAAATACTTTTGGGCATTTCTTCGCCAGTCAAAAACCGATAGAACTCGGTTAATTTTTCAACATCAGAATCAGTCCTGTTGTCATTGTTTTTTAGAAGTTTGATTTCGTTATCCATTTTTCAATTTTTAATTCGTTAAACAAAGCCGAACGCATAACACACGTTTGGCAAAAGTGGCGGTGCAGTTCTCCGCTCGACATTTACTGCTATATTCAACATTCGTTCTACGCATCGGCTTTTGTGATTAAAATCGCCACCTTCGCCAAGCGTGGGAACGTTATGGGCAACCGTAGGACAGCCCCGAAAGACCATCCTTCAAAACCCAAATTTTTACGCTGGCTCAAGATTTTCATCAAAGTATTTTTTAGCCACATACCACAAATCTTCGTGGTTTTTAGGATTACGTGCTACATAACCAAGATTAAACTCATCAGGGTCATGTGTTTGTAATAAGTGGTCTGGTGATGAAATACTTACTTTTGATAAGTCGCCACCGTTTTCGGTAAATTCGGTTACAGAAACCATTTCTGATAAACCTTTTCGTTTGTACTGCTTAAAGTTCATAACTTAAAATTGTGGATTTTACAAAGCCCGTCCAAGGCATTATCTTGAAACGGCAGCCCATAACACGTGTTTTGTGCAATAGGGGCTGACGTGGTTAATTGAACATTTGTACTGCTATTGAGCTTCGGTGGTAAATTGAAAGTTCCGTTTCCAAAATCCCCTACTGCACAAAGCACCTTACCGTTATAGGGCATTTTACCACGACACCCTAAGAAAATCACCTTGACGTTGGTCTAAAGTTTCTTTCACTTCAAAACCTTGTGCTTTTAGCCAATTTACAACCCATTTATCATACAGGTTGCTGTCAAGTGTTGTTGTTTTTTCGCCATTTGAAGCTACCTTTTTTAGTATGCTTTTAACGTGTTCAAGTTTCGGAGAATTATGATTTTCCGATAATGTTTGCAGTTCTTCTTTAAAATTCATTTCGATTAAATTAAAACGCCCTATAACATACGCTATACGAAAGCAGGGGCGTACTGCTAAAGTTAGCGTTCGTGCATCTTTTATCATTTGTGCAAGGCTGAAAGGGAGTGCATCTTAATCCCTACCTTCGTATAGCGTCCGACCGTTAGGCACAATTAAAAGCTAATCTGTGGTGCTATTATTGTCGTTATCTTTCCACATTTAGGGCATACGTGCCTATATCCTTTCCCTGTTGGTATATGCAGGTGTGTAGGTGGTTCGTGTTCTTGGTTTTTGCACTGCGGTATTTCATCTAAGTCAAAAAATCCGCTTTTATCAGCGCCTAACAATGCGTATAAATCATTGCTTACACTATTCCAGCCGTTTGTAAAATCTTTTTTCTTTTCCATTTTATTATAAATTTAGTTCATTAATCAATAAGCAACGCTTCATACGCTCGCCCGTTAATCACTTCACAATACTATCAAATACTATCATTAATTACAAGAAAAAGCCCCGAAATATTTTCAGGGCTTTTAATTATTCCAATCGGTTAGGATTAGGAGGCTGGAGTCAAAGTTCCGTAAACGAATGCGTCTTCGTAAAACTTAGGCAAAGCGACTCTCTCCTCAATACGAACGGTCATCATGTTTTTCTCCACGTTGTCCTTGTTCTGATCGAAGAAACGCAATTGCATTGCTGATCTTGTCACCAAGGCTGCACCTCTCAAGAAGTCACCTACCAAGAAATCTCCTTGGTCAATCTTGTTGGTCTTATTGACTGTCAAGCCTCCGATTTGCAAACGGCCTCCAACGATTCCAACAGCACCCTCTGGCAAGTTGTACTCACCTGAAGTTGAAGCCTTATTCAACATGATTGCTACAATATCCCGAGGGTTAAGCAATACGTTGGTAGGCATATCGAAATTCAATTCTCCAAGCTGACCATAAGCCGCATCGATAATTCTTTCGATTCCAACGGTGTAAGATCCACTGTAAGCGGTTGCGGTATTGATCAAACCGTTCAAAGTGTTTCCAGTACCGTCACCATTCAGGATTTGGTCATCTTCTTCTTTCAATAGCTCAATCGGAGCGTAAGTAGCAAGGTAAGAAGTCAACCAAGACAAATCCTCCAACATCTCGATAGGCAAGGTCAAGATACCTGCAATCCATTCAACAGGTGCGGTAACTCGCTCGAAGTTCATCGCAAAGGCTGGCTTTGCAGTAGTGGATGCCACAGTTGTCCTGTTGTAATCCCATGCACCGGGGCCGTCCCCTGTCTTACCTGTCGCCTTAGGGTAGTACAAAGTAGATCCAGTAGTGGTTCCCCTCCCGAGGATATTTCTAACATGGAACGCCTCTTCCATAGTTGGAGTTACCTCGTTTCGAACGTCCTGAACAAAGGTGTCGTAGTTCGTGAAGTTCTCAAAGCCCATAGACTTTAGGTCAATGATAGTCGAACGTCTGTCCGCTACATTTGACTTTAAGTCTCCGATCTTAGCTTCAAGTCCTTTGGAAACTGCATCCTTAAACGAAACTTGATTTGACTTTTGGTCTTTTTCGTTAATTTTTAACGCAAGTTCGTCAAAGTCTTTTTGCATAGACTTTTTGAACTCCTCTTGCTCTTTTTGGCTTGCTTCTTTAGCATCAGCCAATAGTTTTTCAAGCTGGCCATTTACTTTTGTGAATGTCCCTTCGTCACCTTTTTTAAGTTCTTCTCGGATAACGGAAATGTTTTTTTGGAGGCCATCTTCTACAATAGATTGGATCTCCTTAATGTCTAAGTTTTGTGACATGATTTTCAAAGATTGTTTTGAGTGAATTTTTTACTTCTTCAACATCAATCGGATCTTCTTCAATCGTGTCTGGTTCAGACGGGGACTTCGAGAGTGATTGTAATACTGTTTCGATTTGTTTTAATCTTGGATCGGAATAGGGAACGTCATACATTTTAGTAAGCAACTCCAATACTCCATAATGGTCTTTTACAGACTTGAAATCAGTTGCAACAGACAAAGCGTTTGCAGCCCATGAAGTCAAAAAAGAA